CATCTCTGGGCCATCCTTTTCGCCCAGTCTAATCCAGGCACAAAATCATCTGTGGTGATCATGTAGTGCTTCAGGCCTGGATAGAGGGCCACCACGTCAAGATTGTCGGTTGTTTCCCACCCATCAGGTGCATCGATTTTCTTGTTGGTGATAGCCACTCCATTCCAGTAATGGGACCGCATGTTGTTCTCTGCCTGCTTGGTATCCTCGACAGGCATGAAGATCATCGATTCCTTCGGATTCGGATCCTCTATGGTGATTGGATGATGGTATTTTTTGTCCTGCTCAATATAGTGATCCTCAAAGGTCAGAGCATGGTCCATGGAATAAGCGAGGTCTCCCATATGTTTGACTGACTTGGACACGTCATGGTCGATGTAAATGGGCAGTCCTGCTTCCTTGATCTTCCTGCAAAAGTAGACATCCTCACCAATGGATCCCGGTACGTTATTGGGATCAGGCATGAAGGCAAACCAGGGGAGATCCATCTTCTCATGATCAAACAGTCTCATATCAATCATCATCACGGCACAACCAACCTGATCCACTTCCTCAAGGCCTGTGGATTCTTCTCTGGAATAGATGTAACGCTTGTCCTTTGCATAGGCAGTTGGGTAGGTCGGGAATCTTCTCCTGACACAGTTGGCTGCTACGACTGGCACGTTATGCTTCAGAAAGGCCTGAATCGTATCCCATGGCACGATCATGTCGGAATCGATGAAGAGCATATGGGTTGCCCCCCATCCATGAGCCTGGGCCACTAATCGGTGCCTGGAGTCCGGAAGGATTGAACTGCAAACCCCGAACAAACGAACTTCCTTCGTTCCTCCTCCATATTCTGCTTGGTCGAAGCAGGAAATCATGTTCGAGATGCACTCCGCAGTGTGGGCATTCCAGGTCCCTGTGGAGGGAACACAAACTGCTATCTTTAGATTCCAAACTGCCTGCTTCAGATTTTTCCGGGCCATGTCCTAAACATTTTGTTGTGTGGGTCATTTGCCCACTCTTTCCATTTCTTCTTGTCATGCACCCATCCTTCTCGATAGGCCTGATTCCATACTGCTTCTGGAATATAGGCCACATGCCGAAGGTCTTTGGAGGGTGTCATCTCAGAAACATCCTTGGCTGCTTTAAGGATATGGTCCACGTTCTGGGTCTCCGAGATGATGTGATCCCCTTCAGGAGTCACATGGAACCCCTCCGCCATAGCGGAGGAGGCATTCCATTCTAAGAGTCGATCAAGACTCATCAGCTAGTAACAAGGTCGGCTGCAACCCCGTGGGCTGCTTCGTTCCTCATCACGAGAGTATACTCAACACTGAGCATTCTCTTCTCGGCATCCCCGGTCTTGGCCAGTTCCACCAGAGAGAAATCTCTCAAGAAACCAATGGCTGCAAATTCAGGATCAAGAACGAAAGCAGAACGCTCCCGGCTGAATCGGTTGGGGATTACGGAAAGATCACCAAAATCGGAGGCATACAAGGAGGCTGCTCCCTGAATGTTTCCAACCTGGACAATCTCACGGGCAGAGGATCTTCCGGTGAATCCAGAAACTCTCTGCTTGTTGACAGGGCCGACCATCAGGACTGATGGATCTCCGCCTGAAGAATAAACCTTCTGAATGACATCCTTGAGGATGGTCTCAGTGAAGGTTCTCAGATCACTTGCACCAGCATCCCCTGCGGTTGCAGTGGTTGCCGTACTCGGATCCGTTCCGGTGGTGGTTCCAGTTCCTCTGGAGGTGTTGGTCCTGAGCCAACCTTCCAGGGCCTTCATCTTTCGGGCACCTGTTAAAACAGGAGTCTGGTTCTGGGTGACGATGAATTCCATGTCACGCTTCAACTCCTTGGAGTTCTTCGCCACCTGATAGGCCACCTCAGAGGTTCGTCCTGCCTTGTTGACCACGTTCTGGGTCTCTGACACGATCACATCCTTCATGCTGATCTGGCAGATGTTGGATTCTCGTGTCGTTGGACTGACTGCCGTGAAGCTACTGACATCAAATCCTTCATTATGGGCATTTGATGCTGCTGCTGCGAGGCTATCAGTTTGCCATTCATGAGTGACTGCCTCCACGTTTTCACGTCCAATGGCACTCATAAAAGGCGTATCAAATGGGGCAATCGAGTAGATCGCATTTTGGAGATCCTCACGATTTCCAACCGCATCCGATGTGATAAAAGTATTCGTAATTGCTGACATATCAGCCTCCTTTACGTTCCTAAGATTTGTTCAAAAACTGCCTGAGCATCTTTGATGTGCCCAGTCTGAGCCAATCGTTTCATTGCTTTGCCTTTCCGCAGTTGCTGGGGTTCCCCAGGTGTCGGTGTTCCAGGTGCCAGGGATTTCCCCTGAGGTGCCTGTTTCACCTTCCCCCTTTTGGTCTGAAGTTGGTTGTATCGCATGGCATCCCGGAGAACTTGAACTGCTCTTGAATCATAAATCTGAGCGAGTTCGTTTTCCGTGAAACCCATCGACAAACCAAAACGACGAATCTCCGCCTTTTCCTTGGTCGCAGTTTCCTCGTTCTGCCATTCAGGGATCCTTTCCTTCAATGCAACTTGCTGCTGGTTGAGTGCTTCCTGCATCTGCTTCTGCTTTTCGGCCATAGCCTGCTGCTGAAGATGCTGGTGCTTGGCACTCTCTGCCTGAAAGTCCTCCATTTTCTGCCGATAGAGTTCTGTCTGCCTCATGGCCTCGATGGGATCTTCATCCCAAAGTTTCGCATCAGGCCTCACAGGTGGCTCCATGGCAGGCATGGGGGACTGCAAAGCATTCTGATAGTCGTTGATCAGAGCCTGGAGGTTCTGACGATCTGCCTCCAGAGACTTCCGTTCTTCGGCTATCTGCATCGTTTTTTGGGTATAATCGGACTGTCTGGAATATCCTGCTTTTAGCTCATCAAGGGTGACTGGAACCTCCTGGCCGTTGACTTTGATGTTGAAAGTCTCTGCCTGGGGTTCTGGTTCCTCTAGGGCCTCTGCCTGATACTCCTCTTCGATTTCCCCGGAGTCCTCTGCCTCAAGTGCTTCGGGCTCCTGGCCTTGTTGCTCTTCCTGGATGGGTTGTTCCTCCGGTGGAGGAGTCCCGGCCAGTAAAGCCTCAAAGGCCTGAATATTGTTTCCTGAAGGTCCCTGAGTCGGGTTGCCTTCTAAAGGTATGGTGTCACTCATTTGTTCTTATCTTTGTCCTTTTTGGCCTTGATGCCGTCTTGCACCATGGTCCTGATTTCGTTTTCAATCATGTCAATGGCCTTCAGTTGAGACCATAACTGCTCCCGGTGCTGTACATCGGGATCCTTACTGTTCAGCCACTGGCCCTGGAGGTCTTCCTTGATTTGATCCATGGCATCATGAATCACCTGGGGGAGTTCACCTGCTGCCTTTCCTGTGGCAATGATTTCATCCTGTGTTTTTTGTTTTTTGCTAGGCATCTGTTTTCCTCATCCTTTCTCGTTCAATGGCAGCCTTAATGGCTGCAACGTCAATACTGGTGTTATATCTAGATTCCAGTTCTGCAACCTTCAATTGCATCTCTGCCTCCATCTTGTCCCGATCTCGATCATCCTTGAGGAGCATCTCCTCTCGGTCCTGTTGAAGTCGGGCTGCCTCGATCTGCATCTGGGCCTGAATTTGCTGGGCCTGAACCTGGGCCAGGACTTGTTCTGGTGTGGGTTCCTCTTCCTCCATTTGTTCTGCCTGAGGATTGTAATTCGGGTTGCCCACATAATTTTGAACATCCTTAAACCCGGAGAGTTCCACAATCTTCCTCAAGGTGTTCATGTACTGCTCAAACCCGACGATGGGATTGTTGGGGCCTTGACTCTTCAGGATCTCCTCCTGCTTGGCACCAAACATCTGAAGGGTCTGCACCCGTTCCTGATCGGATCCTGCTCCAAGGGCAACATTCACCTCGACATCAAAGTGGGAGTTCCAGGTCCTCGGATCCATCTGCACAAAGTCCCCTGAGAGTCTGACCATCCGGGGTCTGTCCTGGTGTCGCATGATCAACCTCTGGACCCGGTGGAAAATCTTTTTCATGGTCTCAGCAAAGTTCCTGCTCACTAAATCCAGTTGCATTTGTGCAGCATTGATCTGGGCTGAGATAGCGACTGCCGTGGTGCTTTGCATATGCTCTGGATTGAGACCTGCGGAGGAACGATTCATCCCGGTACGGGATTCCTTGATCTCGTCCATGTAGGTCAAGATTTGACTGGCATCCCTGCCCGTGTAGGGGAGTGTCAATTGTTGCACGGCCCCAGGTGACCTCTGGCGGATTATACTTCCCATTTCTGTGGACAGGGCATCATCGATGTTGACCTGTCCGTCTACCACGGCCAATCTGGGAAAAATTGAGAGGCTGAGGCTGTCTAATTGATTGCGAAGCACATGGGACTTGATGTTCTGAACATCCCTGGTCAGATCAAATACCGACTGACCTCTCCATCTGTGGGCCTCTGGGTATGGGGTAAAGAGGCAGAAGGGTTGCTCTGCCACAGGCTCATTCATGACGATGTTGTATGCCGAGCCGACAGTGCAGATTTTCCTCAAGTGGGCAATGCCTGTTCCTTCGGTGTCCACCTTCACATAAGATTCAATGTAGAGAACCAACCGCATCGCATCATCAGTCCTCTGATCGTAATACAAGAAGCCTGAGGGGTTCCTTTCAAAAGTCTCAGTATTGTAGGCCAGTTCATCAGACTGCCCTGCATACTCCTCCATCTCCTCCGGGTCGTACCCCATCTGAGCAAGTTCCGAAACAGTCAGGTATCTTCGATGCGCCACAATATTGGCATCCTCAAGGGATCTGGCAGTCCTATCGATCAGGAATTCCTCAGGAGGAAGGGCATTGATGTGAACCCTGCCGTCTATCGTTCGCCTGGTGACAGTAGCGTTATGCAACATGGGCGGAGGAGGCGCATCCATCTGCACAACACTACCATCGGGCATGATCTGCGGAGGAGGAGGGGGTCCTGGAATAAAGTCAGGATCCGGGTAGGATTCAACCTCTACGTCCTCGGCATTATTATCTATCAGCAGGATCTGGAGTTCTTCATCTCCAAGGCCTGTGTAGGAATAAGTTTTGACATCCTCCAGTTCCTTCCAATCGACTTTGATGATTCCACACCTTTTTAGAAGGGCATCCTGGAACGCAAACTGGAATTGGGTGAAGGCATCATTCTCCTTCAGGATGTGGATCACATAGTCGGTCAACTGTTCTGCAAGCCTCACGTCCTCTGGTCCAGTCGGAACAAACTCAAGAGCCTTCTCTGATCCAAAGAAGGTCCTCATCAAAGTCGGGATCATGAGTTGAATCGAGTCCCTCACATCCTGGGTTACGACCTGAGACCTTCCAGGCTCCTCATCTCCAAAGGGTTCTCCCCTAAAATACTTGGTTGCCTCGGCCCTTACCGGGGATTCCGTTTCATCAATATAATCGGCTGCATTCTGAATCAAAGGGACCACAACCCCTTGCAATTCCTCAAGGGTCATGGGGGTAGGACCAGGAGCAGATAGCTCCACAGGTTGGTCCTGAAGGGATTCTGCTGCTGCCTGGATTTCTTCTGGTTGCATGGCAGAGATTTCAA